TGTGGCTTTACTGATGACTCCTGAACAGCTAAACGCATGGCGAATAATCCCAAGATTGCTAATGTTTGCAATGATTGGAATGACTTATAGAACTGTAGAGTGGTTTATGTCGTTGCCTGACCCCAATCCTGAGCAGGCTGCACTGGTTTCGGTCATGACCGGGGCCTTAACTGGTGCGTTTGGTCTATTTTTGGGCAAAAAAGAATAATGGCTGAACTCAACGTCAGTTTATTGCCGTGGCAGGAAGAAGTTTTCCACGATACTACGCGCTTTAAGGTAGTTGCTGCAGGCAGACGTACCGGAAAATCCCGATTAGCCGCATGGCTGTTAATTATTAACGCTCTACAAACCGAAAAGGGGCAAGTTTTCTACGTTGCACCAACTCAAGGCCAAGCCCGTGACATTATGTGGCAAACCTTGATGGAACTGGGCCATCCTGTTATTGCTGGCTCTCATATCAACAACCTTCAGATCAAACTGGTCAATGGCACTATGATTAGCCTTAAGGGTGCTGACCGACCAGAAACCATGCGTGGCGTGTCGTTGGGCTTTCTTGTCATGGACGAATATGCCGACATGAAGCCTGACGTTTGGGAGCAGATCCTCAGACCCGCCCTTGCTGACCAAAAGGGTGAGGCGCTGTTTATCGGAACCCCGATGGGCCGTAACCATTTCTACGAATTGTACAAGTATGCCGAGTTAGGTGATGATGAAACTTATAAGGCTTGGCACTTTACGAGTTACGATAATTCCATGTTGGATTCTGGCGAAATTGACATTGCCAAGAAATCCATGTCTAGTTACGCCTTTAGACAGGAGTTTATGGCTTCTTTTGAAGCTAGAGGCTCTGAGATGTTCAAGGAAGATTGGGTTAGATTCGGGGAAGAACCCGAAGAGGGCGATTACTACATCGCTGTTGACCTGGCTGGCTTTGAGGATGTCAACAAAAAGCGAACCAAGAATACAAAACTGGACGATACTGCGATTGCAGTTGCAAAGGTGAATGAGAATGGCTGGTTTGTGGAAAACATTATCTACGGTCGCTGGGGCCTTGATGAGACGGCTACGAAGATTTTTCAAGCCGTCCGTGACTATCGACCCGTCAGTGTCGGAATCGAAAAAGGAATCGCCAAACAAGCAGTAATGTCGCCGCTTTCTGACTTGATGAAGCGGTATGGTACGTTTTTTAGAGTTGAGGAATTAACGCACGGAAACAAGAAAAAGACTGACCGGGTGATGTGGGCCTTACAGGGCCGGTTTGAAAACGGATATATCACCCTGAATCAAGGCGAATGGAATGTTAAGTTCCTTGACCAGTTGTTTCAGTTTCCAGATGCTTTGACGCATGATGACCTGATTGATGCGTTGGCGTACATAGATCAGTTGGCTGAAGTAGCCTATGACTATGAATATGAAATCGAAGACCACGAAATCTTGGATGTGGTAGCGGGATACTAAAATGGCAGATGACTACAGCCCAGACCCGTTAATGGCCGAACAGTCTATTGAGGCTTGGGTTATTAACAAATGTGATGATTGGCGCGATTATTACGAGTCCAATTACGAAGACCGCTTTGATGAGTATTACAGGCTCTGGCGTGGTCAGTGGAGTCCCGAGGATTCTCAAAGAGCTTCAGAACGCTCAAGGATTATATCTCCAGCTTTGCAGCAGGCCGTAGAGTCCAATGTTGCAGAACTGGAAGAAGCTACATTTGGTCGTGGCAAATTCTTTGATATTGCTGATGATGTAGTTGATGCACAAAAGCAGGATGCTTTGTTTTTACGAAACAAACTGTCTGAAGACTTTGAAACCTGCAAGGTTCGCAAAGCTGTAGCGGAATGTTTAATTAACTCAGCCGTATTTGGTACAGGTGTTGGTGAGATAGTCCTGGAAGAAATTAAGGAAATGGCTCCTGCTACCGAACCCATTATGGGCGGTGACCTTCAGGCTGTTGGCGTCAACATTACCGACCGTGTAGTTGTAAAGCTCAAGCCGGTATTACCGCAGAACTTCCTAATAGACCCCGTAGCTACCTCAGTTGAGGATGCCTACGGTGTGGCGGTCGATGAGTTGGTCAGCCGCCATAGCGTTGAGATATTGCAAGAGCAGGGCGTGTATCGTGAGGCAATGATTGAATCAGCCGCTCCAGATACTGATTTGGAACCCGATCAAGACCTGACTATCTACAACGATGATAAGGTTCGCTTAACTAAATACTACGGCCTTGTCCCTAGGGAGCTTCTGGAAAAGGAAGACGTTGAGGTAGAAGAAGAATCCATGTATGTCGAGGCGATCGTCGTGATCGCTAACGGCGGCGTACTGCTCAAGGCTGAAGCCAACCCCTACATGATGAACGACCGCCCTGTTGTGGCATTTCCTTGGGATGTAGTTCCAGGGCGATTCTGGGGCCGTGGTGTCTGTGAGAAGGGCTATAACAGCCAAAAGGCGCTGGATACAGAGCTTAGAGCAAGGATCGATGCCCTGAGTCTCACTATCCATCCAATGCTCGCTGTGGACGCTACACGGCTTCCTAGAGGGGCTAAACCGGAAGTACGCCCCGGCAAGATGATCTTAACTAACGGAGATCCGCGTGAAGTACTTCAGCCGTTCAACTTCGGGCAAGTCAGTCAGATTACGTTTGGTCAAGCCGCCGCGCTACAACAAATGGTTCAACAGGCTACAGGGGCGGTTGATTCTGCTGGAATCGCAGGTCAGGTTAATGGTGAAGCAACGGCCGCTGGCATCAGTATGTCTCTCGGCGCTATTATCAAGCGCCATAAGCGTACTCTTATTAACTTCCAGCAGTCCTTCCTCCTGCCCTTTGTAACCAAGGCTGCACACCGTTATATGCAGTTTGACCCCGAAAACTACCCCGTAGCGGATTATAAGTTTGTTGCTACCAGTACTTTGGGGATTATCGCTAGAGAATACGAGGTTTCGCAGCTAGTGCAGTTGCTTCAGACAATGCAGCAGGACAGCCCTGCCTATTCAATACTCATGCAAAGCATTATTGAAAACATGAACCTCAATAACCGCGAGCAGTTGATTGCGGCTATGCAACAAGCGGCACAGCCTAATCCTCAAGCTCAGCAGATGGCGATGATGGCGCAACAGGCGCAAGTAGCCTTGCAACAAAGTCAAACAGCGGCACTAAGTGGTCAGGCCGCAGAATCTCAGGCTCGCGCGCAAAAGTTGGCAGTTGAGGCCCAGCTAGCCCCACAAGAGCTTCAGATAGACGTTGTTAATGCTGTAACCAGAAACCTTAAAGAAGGTAATGAAGATGATAAAGAGTTTGAAAGAAGGCTCAAGGTTGCAGATAGACTTCTCAAAGAAACCGAGCTAAGGACTAAACAGCAAAATGTTAATGACACAAACGGAACTCAACAACCTGTTCGGTCAGGTCAACGAAGCCTTCAAGAAACAGACGGAGCAGTTGAGCGACTTGAAGCAGCAATTAGACCAGCTTGAGGAAAGGCTTGATGGCTACGAAAAAAGATCCAAAACTGGCACGCGCGGGCGTAAGCGGGTACAACAAGCCGAAACGAACCCCGAACCATCCGACCAAGAAGTTTGTGGTGGTAGCGAAGGTGGGAAACAAAACCAAGACCATTAGGTTTGGTGATGCCAATATGAAGATCAAAAAAAATCAGCCTGATCGAAGGAAGTCTTTTCGGGCTAGACATAAGTGTGATACAAAGCCACCTAGCAAATTGACCGCAAGATACTGGTCTTGCAAAAACTGGTGAAAATATGAAAGTTAAAGCACCCAAAGGCTATCACTGGATGAAAGACGGCAAAAGTTACAGTCTTATGAAGAATCCACCTGGGGGATACAAGCCGCATAAGGGTGCATCTCAGTCAGCAGATTTTAAAGTTCAGAAAGTTCACAAAGCCAAATAGGAGGCTGCTATGTATCATGGTGCAATGAAACCTAAGAAAAAGAAGAAGAAGAAGGCAAAAGCCAAGAAAAAGGCTAAGAAGTAATGCCTAAAAAAAAATATTCTGCCAAGCAAAAGAAGCTGGCCAGGGTTGCCCCGCCAAGGGACAAGATTACCGGAGCTGATTTGAGGAGGCTGAGAAAGCGTGGCAAGAAAAAAAGCTAAGGCTAAGGCCAAAAAGAAAGGTTCTATACCCGATAATGTAAAGAACAAGGCTCTTTACTCTAGAGTTAAAGCTGCCGCCAAGCGTAAGTTTGACGTATATCCTAGTGCCTACGCCAATGCGTGGTTGGTGCGGGAATACAAAAAGCGTGGCGGGACGTATGGCTAAGCCAAAAGGTGGTCTGACCAAGTGGTTTAAAGAAGATTGGGTTGATATTAAGACCGGCAAAAAGTGTGGTCGCAAGAAAGCCAAAGGATCTAAACGCCCATATCCTGCTTGTAGGCCCAAGGCTGTAGCCGCAAAAATGACCAAAGCTGAGAAAGATGCGGCAAAGCGTAAGAAAACAGGCCCAAAAGCTATAAAGTACGCAGTTACGGCATCAGGTCGAAGAAGGAAAAAAAAGAAGTAATGGATCGAGATGACGAGGCGTATTACAACAGTTATTTTGACTTGTTTAGAACTGATGGCTGGAAACAGCTTACAGAAGAGTTGACACAGAACGCGGCGACTATTAATAATGTCGCGGTTGTTAAAGACTCCCAAGACCTACATTTTAGGCAGGGGCAGTTAGAAGTATTGCTGTATTTGTTGAAGTTTGAAGATTCAATAAATAACAGTTATGACGATTTGGTAGTAACAGATGATTAGGGTTTTTGACTTTAGGTGCGAAAACGGTCATTTGTTTGAAGAATTTGTAGACAGCACAACCACAACCACTAGGTGCGGTTGCGGCGCTGTAGCTACGAAGGTCGTTTCGGCGACTCCGTTTGTGCTAGATGGATCTACCGGGGATTTCCCTGGACGCCACATGAAGTGGGTACGCGAACACGAGGAAGCGGGACGAAGAGGAAGAGAGGCTCGTCGAGAGGCGGGTGAACTTTAAATATCTCCATAACCTTTGATAAGGCGGGGCTAAGTTAAGTAATGTCAAGAGCGACAATTATTGATGAGCGTCCAGATGAGGTGGACACTACAACACCGGAAGAGCCGGTCGTTGAAGCTGTTGAGGCCCCTGTAGAGGAACAACCTCAAGAGCCTGAAGTACCAGAAAAGTATCAAGGTAAGTCTGTTGAAGAATTAATACAGATGCACCAAGAGCTTGAAAAGTTTTCAGGCAAGCAGCGAAACGAAGTTGGCGAACTACGGCAAGTGGTTGACAACTACATCCAGACAGAACTCTCGGCTAAAGAAGCACCTGAGCAACAGCAAATAGACGATAGCGAAGATGTTGATTTCTTTGTTGATCCTCAAAAAGCTGTGGATAGCCGTATTGCTAACCACCCCAAGATCAAGGAAGCTGAGGCTTACACTCAACAGGCAAAACAACAGGCCACTCTTGCACAGTTGAAGTCCAAACACCCAGAGATGGAAACGATACTGCAAGACCCTAAGTTTGCCGAGTGGATTAAGGGGTCGAAGGTTAGGACAAGGTTATTTGTGGATGCCGACCAACGGTATGACTATGACGCTGCGGATGAACTGTTTACGCTTTACAAAGAACGTAATCAGGTTGTCCAACAGACTGCTAACGCAGAGCTGGCGGCTCGTAAAAGTACTGTGAAGTCTGCAAACACTGGTAACGCTCGCGGTTCCGCAGAAGGGTCAAGGAAGAAAGTTTATCGTCGTGCTGACATTATTAAACTTATTAAGACCGACCCAGAGCGTTATCAAAGTCTTTCAGATGAAATTTTGAAAGCATACGCCGAGGGTCGAGTTAAATAGCCTTAAAGGAGACTTATCATGGCTACAGCAACTTATCCCGGCGCATCAGGTAATACCGCCTTAACAGAAGCGGCAACATTTGTACCAGAAATCTGGTCAGATGAGATTATTGCTTCTTATCAAAAGAACTTGAAGATGGCTCCCCTTGTCAAGCGTATCGCTATGAATGGCAAGAAGGGTGACGTTATTCATATCCCTAAGCCTACTCGTGGTGATGCCAACGCTAAGGCGGCTGATACTGCGGTAACGATCATTGCCAACACAGAGTCAGAGTTGCAGGTTACTATCAACCGGCACTTTGAATACTCGCGTCTGATCGAGGACATCGTAGAGGTACAGGCTTTGTCATCTCTGCGTCAGTTCTACACTGAAGACGCTGGTTATTCACTGGCTGTACAGGTTGACAATGACCTTCATGCGGCTGGTACTGGTTTTGGTGATGGTGGCGCTGTTGTATTTAGCCCTGCTGCTACTGACTACCAGCACACTGGTTGTTTCTTCAACGATGGTGGCACTACCACTCAGTATACTGATGACACTTTGATTCCTTCTGACGAGTTCACGGATGCGTTTTTCCGCGACATGATCCAGAAGCTGGATGACAACAACGTACCGATGGAAGGTCGTAACCTGATCGTTCCTCCCGCAACGCGCAAAGCGATTATGGGTATTGATCGGTATGTATCATCAGACTTTGTTTCTGGCGGTACAGTCAACAGTGGCTTGATTGGTAACCTGTATGGCGTAGATGTTTACGTTTCTGCAAACTGCAGAACCATTGAGGCGGCGGCTGACAACTCTGCGTCTGGTGCTACTGCTGACACTCGTGCAGCACTGTTGTTCCACACTGAAGCAGTCGTTATGGCAGAGCAACTTGCTGTCCGTTCGCAGACTCAGTACAAGCAAGAGTACTTGTCTACTCTGTACACCGCAGACACCCTTTACGGTGTTCAGGTGTATCGTCCTGAAGCTGGATTTGTCTTGGCAGTTCCATCTGCCTAATCAACACGGGGGCTTCGGCCCCCTTTCTTCTTTTCAGGCTGGGAACTACCAATGGCTAACTACACTAAGACTACTGACTTTGCAGCTAAGGATACCCTTCCAGGTGGTGACACCAATAAGGTTGTTCGCGGCACAGAGTTTGAAACAGAATTTGATGCTATATCGACTGCTATTGCTACTAAGTCTGATACGGCAGGCCCGACTTTTACCGGCACAGTTACCATCCCCACTGTTGATATAAACGCAGGGGCTATTGATGGCACAACGATAGGCGCTTCTTCAGCAGCCGCCGGTACTTTTACAAACCTTGTTGCCGCATCTGCCGACATCAATGGTGGTACGGTAGATGGCGCTACGATTGGTGGCTCATCTGCTGGCGCAGGAACATTTACTAACCTAACTGCTAGTGGGACGGTCAACTTTAACGGCGCTACTGTAAGCAATCTTGGAACTATTACGACCGCCAACTTAGATGGTGGCACAGCAGATAACATTGTTATTGGTGGTTCTACTGCGGCGGCAGGCACGTTTACTACGCTTGCGGCTACATCAGCCACGGTTGGTGGGGCGGCTGTATTAACTAGCGTTGCCTTTTCTAATCTTGAAGCTAGTGCAGTAACTACATCTGGGGAAACATTTGCAGATAGCGATACTCAGATACCAACCAATGCGGCTGTAAAAGACCACGTTGAAGCCGTTATCCCAACGCTTACTGTTACGGAGGCATCTGTTACGGCACACCAAGCTGCACTAGCTATTGCTGCTACTCAGCTTACCGGCAACATTACTGTGCCAGGTAATGTGAGGCTTGCGCCTAGTGGCACTAATTTTACAGAGCTATACGGCAATACTAATGCTGGTGCAATCCGATTTAACTGTGAGTCTAATACTCACGGTGTAACCCTAAAGGGGCCACCCCACTCTGCCAGTGCCACCTATAGCTTAGAGCTTCCCAACGCAGATGGCACCAACGGTCAGGCATTATTAACAGATGGCTCTGGTAAGTTGTCGTTTGGGGCCGCAGGAATCAACACGGGTAAAGCCATTGCTATGGCTATTGTATTTGGATAGGAGATAGAAAATGGCCGCACCAAACATTGTAAATGTTGCAACCATTACGGGAAAAAGCGCCGTTGTTAATTTGTCCACGACCAATGCCACTGCGGTAGTTTCTAACGCCGCAAGCTCTGGCAAGGTATTTAAGGTCAACTCAATCTTGGTTTCTAATGTTGATGGCTCAGTAGCAGCAGACATTACTCTGTCGTATTACTCAGAGGATGATATTGGTGGGACGGCTACAGAGCTGCTAAAAACCGTATCAGTGCCGCAAGACTCAACGCTTGTAGCCTTTGACAAGAACACAGCTTTCTATCTGGAGGAAGACAAGAGCATCGGTGCGACCGCCAGTGCCGCGAACGATCTAAAAGTTTTTGTCAGCTACGAAGAAATTAGCTAGGTCTGAACCATGAAGTTCTTGGGCAAAGACCCCAACATTATTGATGCCTATTACACCGCTACGGCTGAAGGTGCAATTACGGCTGGAAAGCCTGTAATTGTTGAAGCTGATGGGGATGTAGCTCAAGTCGCGGAAAGTGCGGCGAGCGTAGGCACACCAGTTATTCTTGATAGCAATAACTGCCTAGGAATGATTTCTGTATATCATGCTACGGCAGAAAGAGTGGTGGTTATCTATCAAAGATCATCCAAGGTGAGAGCAAGGGTGGGCGCTGTCTCTGGCGACACTATAAGCTGGGGTAGTGAAACTGATGTTGAGTCAGGAAATAGCTATCCTTTAGGACTTTCGTATGACTCCGGGCAAGAGCAAGTTGTCGCTATTTATTATGATGATGGTAATTCTACCTATGGTACAGCTCGTGCTATGACAGTTAATGCCAGCGGCGACTCTGGCTCTGGAAACATATCTTCCCTTGGAACCCCTGTTGTTTTTAACTCTGCGACCACCTATGGCGGCGGTATCGCTTATGACATCAACGCTGGTAAACACTTAGTTGCTTTTCGTGATAGCAACAATGATGGTCGCGGTAGGGTTGCGACGTTAAGCGGCACGAGCATATCTTTTGGCACAGAGGCTACATTTCAGACTGCTACCGCCTATTACATTAGCGTGACTTATGACGAGGCCGCGCAAAAACACATTGTTTTTCATAACAGAGGTTTTGGTGACGGCAAAGCAGTTGTCGGAACAATCAGTGGTACAGATGTGACCTTTGGCACCCAAGCAGAATTCAACGCCTCAAACACTGGTGACTATTTGCGCGGAGCCTATGATTCAACCTCGCAAAAAGTAGTGCTTGCGTACAGAGACAACGGTAACGGAGGCGCTGGAACTGCTCGTGTTTGCACAATTAGCGGCACAGATGTTTCTTTTGGTACTGCAGTGGTTTTTGAGTCTGGACAAACAGCTTACAACGACACAGCGGCAGGAGGCGGAAAGGTTGTAGTTAGTTATGAAGATGACAGTGACACAGATCAAGGCAAAGTAGTTGTTGGAGTCGTTTCCGGTACGGACATCACTTTTGGTTCGCCTATAGAGTTTGATCCAGTAGACGTAGAGTACAGCGCAATAGCCTATGACGCCTCCACCGGCAAATTTGTCATCGCTTATAGGGATATGGATAACTCAAGTCGTGGGGCGGCGGTTGTGTTTGATCCGGCCCCAACCAACCTTACCTCAGAAAACTATATAGGCATTGCCTCCGATACCTACGCTGATAATGAAGACTCAACCATTGGCATAGTCGGCTGCATAGATCGTAATCAAACCAGCCTGACAGCAGGCCAGCAATACTTTGTCCAGAGTGATGGCACACTCAGCACCACAGCAGGATCGCTGTCTGTCCTAGCCGGCACAGCTATATCCGCTACTGAGTTGGTGGTGAAAGAATGAATATCCTGGGTGACACGCTGCCAAGAAGATTTAAGGCCAAGGCCAGTGGCTCGATTACCGCAGGCAAGCCCTTGATTGTTGAGGCAGACGGTGATGTGGCACAAGTCGCTCAAACCAGTGTGAGTCAAGGTGTTGGCAGTGCCGTAGTGTTTACTAGCTCTCAAGCCATCTTTCAGGCTCAGGCGGCCACCTTTGACTCTAACTCAAACAAAATCGTGTTTACTTATAGCGATTATGGAAATAGCGGCTACGGCACCGCAGTTGTTGGGACAGCCTCCGGTACGTCTATCAGTTTTGGTACGCCCGTGGTATTTGAGAGCGCACAAACCGGCGGTGATGTCGCGGCGACCTTTGACACAACCAACAACAAGGTTCTCATCGCATATCGAGACGGTGGAAACAGCAATTATGGCACTGCAATTGTTGGCACGGTTTCGGGCGATAGTATCAGTTTTGGCTCAGCCGCAGTTTTTGAAAGCGCCCACGCTACCAACCCCGCCTGCGCCTTCGACAGCAATGCAGGCCGCGCCTTAATTGCTTATAGAGACCAAGGCAACTCAAATCAAGGAACTGCGATTGTAGCGACAATTTCTGGAACGAGCGTGTCTTTTGGTTCGGCGGCGGTCTTTGAGACGGGTGGCACACGATACTGTAGGGCCACTTTCGATAGCACAAATAACAAAGTCGTTATTGCGTTCATGGACGATGACAATGCTGATAGAGGCAAAGCCGTTGTTGCCACAATTAGCTCTACGTCTGTGAGTTTTGGAACCGTTGCGACTTTTGAAACCACGGCGATAACAGAAAATCTTGCTATTACTTTTGACAGTAATGCAGGAAAAGTGGTCATAGCCTACGAATACGGAAGCACATCAAACTGTATCGTTGGCACCGTAAGCTCAACGGATATTACATTTGGAAGTCCCGCAGTATTTAGTAGCAACGAGTCGCGAGAGTTAAGCTGCACCTTTGATAGTGGGGCGGCAAACAAAGTCGTGGTTGTATATCGGGATGAAGGTAATAGTTCTTATGGCACTGCTGTCCCTATGACAGTGAGCGGAACATCCATATCAAAAGGCACCGCAACAGTGTTTGAGTCTGACACCGTGCAATATATGGCGGCGACCTTTGACAGCAACAGTAATGTGGTTCCAATCATGTTTTACGATCAAGGCAATTCAAACTACGGCACCGGAGTCATTTTTCAAAACGCCAGCACCCCTACCAACTTGACCTCAGAAAACTATATAGGCATCGCAGAGTACGCGGCGGCTGACACAGAAACAGCCACCGTGCTAATCAAAGGCGGCGTCAGCACCACACAGTCCAGCCTGACGCCCGGTCAAACATATTTTGTGCAGACAGACGGCACGATAGGTACGTCAGCGGATAGCCCCAGCGTTACCGCAGGCACGGCTGTTACACCTACCAAACTGATAGTGAAGGGTTGATATGAGCTACCTTGGTAGACAGCTAAATGCACCAGCCAGCACTGTTCAGTTGACGGCAGAGGGCGCGATCACTGCGGGTAAGCCGTGCATTGTTGAGGCTGACGGTGATGTGGCGCAAATCGTTCAAACGAGCGTTAGCCAAGGTGTTGGCTCCCCTGTAGTCTTTACGAGCACTGCCGCATACTCCAATGAACACGCAAGCGTGTTTGATAGCAGTAACAACAAAGTTGTTTTTTGTTATAGCGATTACGGCAACAGTGGTTACGGCACCGCTGTTGTAGGAACTGTGAGTGGAACAACGATCTCTTTTGGCACTCCAGTAGTTTTTGAAAGCGCATCGACGGGTACAGAAGTTTCAGCCGCTTTTGACTCTAGCAATAACAAGGTAGTAATTGCGTATCAAGACAGCGGCAACTCATCTTATGGAACGGCTATTGTCGGCACGGTTTCGGGCGATAGTATTAGCTTTGGCTCTGCCGCAGTTTTTGAAAGCGCAATCTCTGCAGGGATCGGTATTTGTTTTGACAGTCTCAATAACAAGACGGTTATTGTCTACAAAGATCAAGGTAATTCAAATTACGGCACGGCTGTTGTCGCCACAGTCAGTGGGACATCAATCAGCTTTGGAACTCCTGTAGTTTATAGGTCTGCTAGGGCTGAATACAATGTGGCAACATTTGATACTACTAACAACAAAGTTGTCGTCGCTTATCAATATAGATCAACCAACGCAGGCGAGGCTGTTGTCGGAACCGTTAGCGGTACAAGCATCTCGTTTGGTTCTACAGTAACTTTTGAGTCCTCCAGCATTAAAGAATATCTATCAATTACTTTTGACAGTAACGCTGGTAAAGTTTTTATTAGTTATCAACAAAGCAACGATCACCGTGGAATTGTTGGCACGGTTTCTGGTACAAGCATTTCATTCGGCTCTGCGGCAGACATCAATAGCGGTGAGTCTCGTGATTCATCTTGCACATTTGACAGCGCTGTAAACAAAGTGGTTGTTATCTATGACGATGAAAACAATTCAAACTACGGCACCGCTGTACCTGTAACGATAAGTGGCACAGGATTTTCAGTAGGTACAGAGACAGTTTTTGAAAGTGCAAATGTGGCCTCTTTAAGCTGTTGCTTTGATAGCAATGAAAAAGTGGTTGCAATACAGTATTCGGATACTGGCAACTCAAATTACGGTACCGGCGTGATTTATCAAAACGCCGGTACTCACACAACCCTTACCGCTGAAAACTTTATTGGCTTTGCGGAAAACGACTGCACCGATAATGGCCTAGCCACAATTCAGCTAGGCGGATCAGTCAACGATAAGCAAACCGGATTGACGGCAGGGCAAACGTACTTTGTGCAGACTGATGGCACAATAGGCACAACTGCCGACTCACCATCTGTAACGGCAGGCACAGCAGTTTCATCCACTGAAATTTTAGTAAAGGGCTAAGATATGAAAACCATTACCGAAAACACAACCAAGTTGTCTAAGTATTTGTTCGAGGATAGCAAGGCTGTGGACATGGGTTCTGACAAGATTACCGTTGGCGATCCATCGTCCCCAGATTTTTACATTGCTGACCTAAACTCTAGCAATGCTACGCTGACTGAGAGTGTGACGGACGCGCCAGAAAACTGGTCAGGCAATCGGTACACCTACGATCCTAGTGCTGATCCAAAATGGGTAGCAAACTCAGATTGGGTTGACCCTAGTGCGTAATATGTGGAAGTTATTTTTCTGTATTTGGTGCTTGATACCTATATTTATACATGGGCAATAGGCAGCAGAACGAGGTTAGAGCATTACAGGATTTGTCGATACAAGGAGATAAATAGCGAATCAGATCAAACGTACACCTGGTATTTACCTTGGCCTAATTCATATTGTGATCCTTACGTTATATACGAGGTGACAAATGATTGACCCGATTACGGCTGCGGCGGCAGCTACGAAAGCATACGCAGGGGTCAAAGCATTTATTGAGGCAGGAAAGTCCATCGAGGATACGTTTCAAGTAGTAGCCAGATGGCAAGGCCACGCATCAGATGTTTTGTATGCAAACAAAAGGCAGCAGAAAAGAACCAACCCACTTAAACAGGTGGTGTTTGCAAGCTCAGTAGAGGCAGAAGCGGCTCAGATGTTTGCCGCAAAGAAAAGGATAGAGACTCAAAAGAGAGAGTTAATAACATTATTGAAGTACGCGTACGGTAATGAAGGTGTAGAAGAGTACCGTAACTGCATGAAAGAAGTTCAAGCACAAAGGCAAAAAGAGGTTTATGCCCAACAAGAAGCAAAAGACGCACTAATTAAATCGTTTTGGATTGCAGTTCTTGTGGGTATAGCCGGGTTATTAATTACATTCATTATTACGTCAGTATCGGGAAACTAAAAATGGAAGAGCCAACAAAACAAGTAATAGATGTAATTAGTTTCGGCACTGTTATTGGCACTATCTCTGCCATTCTTCCACCACTTTCTGCTTTATTTACTATTGTTTGGGTAGGTATTCGTATTTGGGAAACCGATACAGTCCAAGAGCTAACAGGTCGAAAACGCAGGCGTGATGAAAAAGGCCGATTTGTTAAGGATGATGACTAATGTTACAAGCACTGTTAGGGCCGGTAGCAGGGTTGGCAAAGACATGGATGAACAATCGCCATGAACAGTCTCAAGCCAAGCATCAGGCAAAGATGCAGGTCATTAGCAACACAGCCACCTGGGAAGAAAAGATGGCTGAGGCGTCTGGCAACTCGTGGAAAGACGAGTTTTGGACGGTTGTACTCGCAGTCCCACTATTCTGCCTTGGATATTCTGTTGTGGCTGACGATGCCGATATTGTTGATCGTGTTCGTTACAGCTTTGACGTTCTATCTACTTTGCCTGACTGGTATCAGTATCTATTGTTTCTTGCGGTATCTGCGTCATTTGGAATCCGTGGTGCTGACAAGCTGATGAAGCTGAGGGCCAAGTAATGGCAGAGTTATTTGTTACATCTGAAGAGCTAGAAGATAAAGGCAATGAAATTATCAAGCTCTACAACAAGTATCTGGGCCGTGATCCTTTGCAGGGCGGTCTTGATGCGTGGCTTGCAACAGGGCAAAGCATTGAGCAGATTGAGCAGGGCATAGCCAACTCGCCTGAAGCGGCTGTGTTTCAAACATTTAACGAGACTGTTGGCCGTGATCCGACAATGGAAGAGCGGGACTATTTTGTAAATGTAAACCCTGCACCTATTGAGGCTGTTGAAGAGGTCTTATCTAACACGCAGGAAGCGCAACAGTTTCAGACTCAACAGCAGCTAGATCAAACAGATATGCTGGCTGACACAACGGCTGGTGACACAACGCTTGATGACACGACTGCTGGTGGCGCAACAGAAACAACATTTCCTACTGCTGATACCGGCAGATTTGGCGACATGATTGATGCTTCTGCAACCTTTGCTGCCGCTAATC